ATGTATTTGTTCATCAGTTTTCTTTTTTCGTTTAGGTGTTTAACAGTTTACTCAGTGAAACAAAATGCACCCCGGGTAATCGGTTACTCAAGGAAACCCTTACACACACTATGGCGAAAAGAAATTTTTAAAAATTTTAAAATAACCGGTGCCTTTTAATGCATAATAGCGTATAATATAAATATAGATAAGATAAGGAGGAGTTAAAAATGCAAATTAATTTTAAAGATGTATTAGGTGTAGATTGTAGCGGGTTAGAATATATTGAGATGGAGTTTAATGAGGGTTATGTTAGAGTATCGTTAGACGATATTGACCAGGTAATCAACACATTACGACCAAAAGTTTTTATGATGAACTCAAAAGATTTTTTCGTATTAGATGTAGAGGTCGCTTGTAGTTTAAATCGTAGCTACGAAGACAATTGGAAAGACGTTACTGAAGATTAAATTGAAGACCTTAACGGGTCTTCTCTTATAAAAAAAAAAAAAAAAAAAATAAATTAATTTCAAAATAGGGCGTGACATATTTAGTAATCGGTGTTATAATTAATACATAAGATAAAGAAAAACAAATAAAACAAATTTAAAGGAGATTGATTATTATGAAAAAAGAAGTTAGTATATCAAAGAAAGCACAGGAAAGAAAAGTACAAGAGATCATGAGAGCAAGAAAGATGAATAAGAGTCAGAAGATCAGAGCATTATTCAATGCAGGTAAAGCTATTAAAGAAATATCCGAGCTATTGGAAATAAGATACAATTTCGCTTATAATGTAATTAGTAGAACATTAAAGAAAGAACAAGCCGTAGCATAATGGTTGCGGCATTTTCTTTTGGCTATAAAGTTTAGTTGTTTAATCGATTACACAGGAGGGTACGTTTCTTAGCAGAACCTCAAAGGACCAACAGCTGAGATAGTAACTTGCGTGAGGCTCTAAAAATATTTTAAATTTTATTTGGAGAGGCCGTGTAGAATCTTTTTATTTGGAATATTATATTAGTATAAGAAGGAATTCAAAATCTGAATCTTTTATTTTACGTTGAAGTTTCGTAGATTAACGTATGACATTAGGTTCTTTTTATTATGCAATCATAGGAGGTGAGATATATGTCAAAAATGACAGTACATGAGGATGACCTATTAAAGTGGGATACTAGTAAGACATCAATACAATTGAAGCTAGGTGAGATGGTTCAGTTCTTTCAATCCATAATCCCTATGTCGGGTAATAGTCCTGAAGCTTATATAGACCCAGCACCATTAATGCCATACCTACTTGATACTAAGACTTATGACGATATCCCGCCATCAGCTATAGAGCAAGCTAAAGTAGCTATTGATACTTACGAAGGTATGCCTACTGTTGATGGGATACCAATATGGGAGAGGTTAGAAGGTGAACCAATTCCATATTACAAGATGTTTAAACAGTACCGAGATATGAAGTATGCCGGTGTTGTTATTTCAATGATCCCTCAGGTAAAGTGTGAATCCGATACACAGGTAACTGATGACTCTACGAACCAGTTGGGTTCCGGCGAAGCTAAGGAGACTGAAGCGTTTAAGAATACCAAGGTAGTATTCTCACGTTCCATTGCTAAACTATCCGAGCAAACACAGATGAGTGGCAAGCAGCTAAGTATCCTATCAAGAATTTATCATTGGCAGATGCGTGTCAAAGCTTACGACACTTATAAGATAGCTGAGAAGGAACAGATTAAACAACGTAACATTGAACTGTTAGAAAGCAAACATGCGAAGATCTCTAATGAGTTACTTGAGGAGGCTGCAGATTACTTGAAGAAACACACTGAGCAGTTAAGTCCTAAGGCGGCTATTGATTTAATTACGTTGGCTATCAAAGCAGGTAGAATCTCAAATGGACTTTATGGTGATAAACCTGGAGCCCCTATCGCGGATAAGAGTGCAAGCACAAACACCACTGGTTCGCAGGAAGGCGGTTCTGCTGATGTCATCAGTGTATTGAATCAGAGCGTGGATAAGGTATGGAGGGATTCTAATGGGCAGGATTCCTAATCAATTACCAAAGCCTAATAAAGTTAAATTCAAATGGTATCCATTCAGTTTAAAGCAGCAGAAGGTTCTTACGTGGTGGGTAGATAAATCTCCATATAAGAATCACGATGCTATAATCTGTGATGGGGCAATTAGAAGTGGTAAGACAGTAGTTATGACTTACAGTTATGTGTTATGGGCTAATGCAACCTTCGATGGTCAGATGTTTGCTATATGTAGTAAAACAATCGGAGCATTCAGAAGAAACGTATTGGCACCATTAAAACGTATGCTGATGAATTCACAATATACTGTAGAGGAACATCGTGGAGATAATTTAATTACTATAAGTAATTACGATTATCAAAAGCGTAAGGTGGTCACCAATTATTTTTATATCTTTGGGGGTAAAGATGAAGCATCCCAGGATTTGATTCAAGGAATTACACTTGCGGGTGTATTCTTTGATGAAGTAGCGTTGATGCCTGAGAGCTTCGTTAATCAAGCTACAGCAAGATGTTCTGTACCTAAATCTAAATTTTGGTTTAACTGCAACCCAGAAGGGCCATTTCATTGGTTCTATTTGAATTGGGTTAAGAAGGCATACGAGAAACACGCATTGAGATTATCGTTCACTATGGATGACAATCTTAGTTTATCTGAGGAAATAAAAGCTAGATATAAACGTCAATACACTGGAGTATTCTACGATAGGTTTATTCTAGGAAAGTGGGTTCAAGCTGAAGGCATTATCTATTCAATGTTTACCGAGCAAAATATAGTACCGACAGAACATAGAATTTATACCAAATACTATGTGAGTTGTGATTATGGTACTAAGAACCCAACAGCATTTATCTTATGGGGTAGGTATAAGGATAGCTGGATTGCAATTAAGGAATACTATTACGACGGACGTAAAGAGATGGATCCCAAATCAGATACAGAATATGCTGACGAGATGGAAAAGTTCTTAGCAGGTAATCGTGAGATAGAAATTATTTGCGACCCTAGTGCAGCATCCTTTATTACAGAATTACGTAATAGGGGTTATAATGTTATCCCAGCTAATAACGATGTAATTGATGGTATCAGATTAACTGGTAGCTGTATTCAATGTAAGAAGATATTAGTAAATGATTGCTGTGAAAAGGGTATTGCTGAGTTTCATACTTACGCATGGGATGAGAAAGCTTGTGCTAAAGGTGAAGACAAAGTATTGAAAGAGAACGATCACTGGATGGATGCAATGCGTTACTTCGTTAACAATGTAATTAAATATGAGTTATCGGATAATGATTATGATGATAGCGTTTATAATAAGGGTTTAACTAATAGTGCTGATATGAGTGACAAAGATACTATTCAGGAATTAATTAAACACAATGATATATTTTAGGGGGGTGATTATTTGAGTAAGAATGTAACTACCGTACGTGATACACTATTACATTTAGATGCGTTAGAGAAAATAGAACGTCGTAAGGTTTTAAAGGACTATCTCTTTTATAAAGGCAAATGCATAAATAGAACATTAGCTAAAGGTAATAAGATGTGGCTAGGACAGAGTTGGGAAACTAATGATCAGTTGGACTATAAACCAATTCAAGATATTCGTAATAAGGCTAAACAATTGATGAAGAAGCAAGCCCGATTTATGTTTAGTGTACCGCCAGATATAGTTATTAAGCCGGATAATTTAGCTGATGCTGAACAGACTGAGGCATTAAGACAATATTTGGAAAACATTTTAGATGTTAATCTATTTTGGAAAACTACGAAAAAGGCTTTCCTTATGGCGACTATAAAGAAACGTGTATTAGCTAGGGTAGAATTAAATGAAGGTCAAATGCCTGTACTCAAATATGAAAATATTGAGGATTTTAGTTACAAGGTACAGAATAATAAACTTATAGAAGTTACTTTTTTCGCCGAAGCAGATTCTAATGCTTTATATGATACAGTAGATGGTTCAGAATCGGTGGACGAAGCTAAGAAGATTTATTACCTGTACAAGTATTCATACAAACCGGATGCAGATGGTAATCTACTACCTATTGTAATTTTGACGACTGAGATGTATACTAACGGAGAATTTTCAATACCATATAAAACTACAACAATCAACACGGGCTTTAGTGAAATTCCTTGCTGGTTAGTAGTTAATGGCGGTGAATTAAATAATGCGTTTGGTGAAAGTGATATAGAGGATTTAATTGATTTACAAAATATGTACAATAAAAAGAATTCTGATTTCGCCGATGCATTACGATTTCAAATGTTTGGTAGTACTGTTGTCATTGATGGTTATGAGAAAGATGTAAATAAATTTCAAATTAGACCTAACACTTTACAGGCAGTAAGAACAGATCCTAAAGCAGTTGATAAGGGTAAACAAGCATCTGTGGCTAAACAGGAATACAGTATGGGTAATAGTGAAGCAATCGAAGCTTATCTGAGCAGATTGGATAAGGATATGAGAGACTTACTAGATATGCCTAGTGTTACTGATTTAAGTAATATCCCTTCGGCAAAAGCTTTGAGGTATATGTACATTGACCTTATTGCTCGATGCGAAGAGAAATGGGCTGATTGGGAACCGGTGTTTAAATCCATTCTCAATTTTATTATTGAGGCGTCAGCAGCTATGAGATTGCCAGGCTTTGATAGTAATTGGTTAACGTTGAAATACACTTTATATTTCAAACATAATTATCCATTACCCGATGATGATGATTTAATCAAACAAACGGCTATGCAGGAAGTACAGACTGGTGTACGTAGTATTAAGTCTTACCTTAAAGAAATTTCTAAGGAAGAAGATGCTAATGCTGAATTCATGGAGGTTCTTGCAGAGAAAGCTTTATTGGCCAATGCCGAGAGTGGTGCTAATCTACCTGAGCTGGATGAAGATGGTAATATTATAAATCCAGATAGCATTTTTACTACTTCATCTACTACGCAACCGATTACTACAATAACTTCAATGGATAATATACCGGGAGATGCTGAGTAATGGGTTATAATGAAAATATACGTAAAGCTATTGAAAACAGTAAGAATAAATTATCTGTTGATACAGCTAAAAAGTTACGTACAGTATACATGCAAGCAGCAAAAGAATTAACAGCTAAATTTAAAAAGTTACCTGCTAATGATTTTAATAGAGCTATTATGCAAGCATACATTCGTAACATTTCTACGTATATTCGTAAGATGAATGATACTATCGCTGATATTAATACAACACAATATAAAAGCGCCGCAAGGTTAAACAAAGATATTTTTAGTGAAGTACTCCAACAACACGTTGATAGTAAGATTCCACAAGAGGTATTAGATAAAATGTATGGCATTCCAGAAAATGCTATTCGAGGTTTAATCGAAGGTGATTTGTATAAGGACAAGTTAAGTCTGGATACAAGAATCTGGCGTATTGGTAAGAAGTATAGCAGTGATATTCAAAGTGTTCTTACTCAAGGAATCATACAGAAGAAACCGTTTAATGAAATTGTGAATGACCTATCAAAGTATCTTGACCCTAAAGCTAAGAAGGGTTATGACTGGAGTACAGTATATCCAGGTACCAATAAGCAAGTGGATTTCAATGCGCAGAGATTAGCCCGTACAGGTATTAATCATGCATTCCATATTGGTACTATCGCTAGTGCAAACAATGATCCGTACGCACAAGCAATTCATTGGGAATTATCCGCACAACATGAAATAAGGCAAGTAATTCCTTATGGTCCAGATGAATGTGATGACTTTGCTAGACAGGATGGTTATAATTTAGGTAAAGGCAATTTCCCTATTAATGAAACACCTGTACCACATCCATTATGCTTATGTACACAAACTATTGTATATACTAAGTCACTTGAAGATATAGGTAAAGAAATTAATGCCTGGATTAAGGGAGCTCCAAATGAGGGGCTAGATGCAATGATGGAAGCGGATATGGATTAAGGCTCTTAATTGTAGCGGATAATCTTTGCTTCGCTTTAAAACCACTGGTACGAAAGGAGTATCTTATGAAAAAGATTAGCGTCATATGTGACGACTGCAACACAGAATTTAAAATGGGTAAATTAGAAACTGAAGTTATGGAAGATGATCCAACTATAGAACATGGATATTTTAAATGTCCTAAGTGTGCTAAACTTTATACTGTGTACTATGCTGATACAGCTTATCGTAAGAATGTCGATAAGGTAGTTGCTTGTAGTCGTAGAATAAATGAATTGCAAGGAATATTAAAATATAAAACTAAAAAGTTATCCGATGGAGACTTTATTAAATATCATAATGAATTCAATGCTTTAATACGTGAACAAGAGGAATTAATGCAGGAGAATAAAGATATTACCAAAAAATATAAAAATAAATACGAGGAGGAATTAATATGCCAAAACTAAAAGAAATATTAGGTGATGCCTATGCTTCATTGTCCGATGAAGTAAAAAATAAATACAAAGATATAGATTTAGTAGACAGTAAGGGAGTTATAGAAAAAGCTAAGTATGATCAGGTACTTACCGAAAGAAATGATTTTGAAAAAGAAGTAGGTAAGCGTGATACTCAACTAAAAGATTTGGGTAAACTAGCTAAAGATAATAAAGACTTACAGGATAAGTTGGAAACTATAAAAACTGAAAACACTACGGCTCTTGCACAGAAAGATGCAGAATACAAAAGGGCTATTCTTGAAACAAATGTAACTGCTGCTTTAAAAGATTCAGGAGCTAAGAATATTGACGTCGTTAAAAAGATGTTAGACTTAGATAAAATAAGTTATGATTCAGATAATAAGACCGTAATAGGATTGAAGGATCAGGTTGAGGGTCTAAAGAAATCTGATGAGTACTTGTTTGATATAAAGAAAGGAACCGGTAGCTTTAATACAAATGCAGCAGAGAATAGTTTGTATGATAAAGCTGGTGGCGCAAGTGCTGGAGCAGGAGGCAAGCCTGAACCTATTGGAGTTCAGTTAGCTAAAGCAAAGGCACAAGCAAATGGTGGTAAAACCGCTGAAGAAGCTATAAAGGCTTTTTTAAATTAAAAGGAGATGAATCGATATGAGACAGAGTAAATATTCTGTTACAGGTGCGCAAAAGAATATATTGGCTTTTCATGGTTTGTACTTAAATACAAACATTAAAGTTAATAAATCCGATGCCACTTTGGATGAAAATGAAATACTGCCTGCTGGAACTATAGTAGACAAATCTGGTAAAACTGTTACTGATGGCACTGCATTTGGTGTAGTGTACGAAGATGTTGAATTTAAAGATTCTATGGGTACTGAAGTTGTTCCTGTTACTATCTTTGGATTTGTTAACGTACATGAATTACCTGTACAACCATCCGCTGCTGTTATCACTGCACTTAAAATGATACAGTTTATTGATGACGGACTAGTAACTACTACAACTACTGCACCGGCAACTACTACAACAACTACGGTGTAGAATATAAAAAGGAGGAATTAAAATGACTTTACAGGATTTTATAAATTCTGCGCAAATCGCACTTTATATACAAAATCTACCATCAGAAAGTACAATAGATAAAGTGTTGTTTCCTGCAGACAAACAATTAGGAACTGAAATTGAATTGGCTAAAGGTTCTCAACAGAGACCAGTAGCTTTAAGAATGTCTACTTTTGACGTAGCTGTTAAACCTAGAGCTCTTAATGCTTCTTTGGATATCCATAAGAAAGAAATACCTTTCTTCAAAGAATCCATACTCATCAAAGAAAAGGACAGACAGAAACTGTTACTTGCTATGGCAGCTAATAACTTGAATTTGGTTAACAATTTGTTATCCCAAATATTCAATAACTATAAAGCTTTAGTTGACGGTGCTGAAGTGCAAATGAGAAGAGCAAGAGCTCAAGCTATACAGCACGGAGCAATTAACATCGTAACTGAAGACGGAGATATTGTTGTTGATTACGAAGGCCCAGAAGAGCATAAAGAAGTACTTACAGGTACCGCTATGTGGAGTAATCCGGATGCTGATGTTATCGGGGATATCATAGCTTGGCAGCAAATAATGGTTAATGACGGTTATGCAGCTCCTAGCATAATGATACTCACTGAAAAGACACTCACTTACATTCTAAAGAATACAGCAATCATAGATGAACTTAAAGCACAAAGATTAGGTACTGTAATAGTAACTAGACAGGATATCATAAATTACCTTTCAACAAAAATAGGTCTTAGTGTTGCAATAGTTAATGGTATCTATCGAGCTGAGAATGGGCAAGCCTTCAATTACTACGATGACGATGTAGTTACACTAATACCAACTGGTGCGATAGGTCGTACTGTTTACGGTACAACTCCCGAGGAAGCTGATCTTCAGTATGGTAGTAAAGCACATGATACTTCAGTAGTTAATACCGGAGTTGCTATAACAACTATGCCTAAGGTTGATCCTGTAACAATAGAAACTAAAGTTTCTCAACTTGCTATTCCATCATTTGACAGAATAGATGAATGTTTCTTTGCAACCGTAGCATAATCAATAGGTGAGGATTTCCTCACCTTCAAATATGTATAGATAGGAGAGGATAATTATGGCTGATAATACTAAAGCGACTAATAATGTAACTACTACAACTGTAAAACCTGCAGATGATAAAATAAAAGTAAAAGCTCTAGTGTACCTAAAATACAATACACAGAGATATGCTATGGGTCAGGAATTTGAAATATCTAAAAAGGATTCAGGTATGGTTACACGTAAATTAGTTAGTATAGTTAAATAAAAGGGGGAATTAGCATGTCAGATTTAGATCTTCTAAAGTTCCTTATTATGGAAGCTAAATATCCCTATTTTTCCGACGATCAGTTGGAAAGTTTTTTAGCATTAAATAACGGTAAAGTATATAGAACAGCTGCACAGTTATGTTTAATGAAAAAAGATAGTGAAAAATCCATTACAGTTGGACCTATCACTATTCAAAATGCCGATCCTGAATATTGGGAGGACCTAGCGGACCAGTATGGTGAGATGGCTGATAGCCAAGATGATTCCGATGGTTCTGGAACCTCAGGGCATTTTAGAACGTATATGACAAGGGCTGATGAAGTATGATTAGTAAAGAGCGTATGCGTGATATTGTTGTTAAAGCTGTTCAAACTTTTCCGACGAAAGTGAATATCCGTAGGAAACATCTTAATCAGTATAAAGAATGGGATGGTACCTATGATGATGTAGCACAATTAACTGGTGTGTTATATAAGAACGATACAGCATCAAATATCTTCTTTAGTTTTACAGGAACAGATAGTGCTGCTAGTAATTTCACTAAACCGGATACGCAAACGTATTTCATTACTGATTGGAATGCTGATGCGTTAAAAGTAAAACCACTAGATATTTTAGATACTGTAGATAATGACGTCAATCAACGTTTTGAAATACAAGAACCCGGAGCAAATATGGAAATTTATTTGAATATGGCGTTAAAGGAGGTTGAATAATGGCTGAGGGATTTAACTTTGATATTAAGGATGTATTAGAAAAAACTATTTATGCGCAACAAAAAGTTATATCCGGTTGTCAACATTATGCTAAAAGTGCAGGTAAACAAATGTTAGCTGATGCTAAAAAGAGTGCTAAGTGGACCGATAGAACTGGTTTATCCCGTCAAACTATGGATATGGTTGTGGTTAATGAAAACGGCATTATCACTATTCAACTTCGGGGTAATACGCCACAATTTCAATATCTAGAATATGCCATGGAGAAACGTTTTGCCATATTAAATCCTACTGTAGAAAAGTGGGCGCCTCAAGTATTAAGAGGTTGGGCTGAAACGGTAAGTGGTTTAGCTTGACGGCTTTATATGATTTTTTAATTGCTTTAGGGTTTGATGTTTATTTTGTAGGACAAAAGACAAGTGATTGTACGTCCAATTATGTTGTTATCCGAGATGGTATTACTAGTGCACAATATGATTCTTTTAACGTAGGATATACGTTAGTTGATATTATTTTATATGTACCTCGTAATGCTAACTCACAAATGTTGCCATTTAAGCAACAAATTAAAGATGCTTTAAAGGCGTATAAGCCTTTAAAATACG